TCCATTTAAAGTCTGCATTATTCCATTTTATAGGGAATTTTTCTTCTGACATTTATTATAATATTATAGCAGCAAATGTTGCACTTCCTGCACTAAAAGCAGCATTATCTTCATTACCTAAACTCATAAAAAATCCAGAACCTGTTCCTGATCCTTGACCAAAAGCAGTTGCAGATAAATTATGTGTAGTACAATTAATATTAACTACGTCTGTAGCAGTAACTGATGTATTTTTGATAAAAGTTACTGCTGATTTTGCAATTTTACTTTCTGCTTTACCTGGAATAGTTGGTATTCCTGTAAGTACAAATGTTATAGATCTACCAGATCCTGCATCTATAGTAGCTCCATAAGTACCTACTGTACCCTTTGCTGTTTTTCCAAAATTTAAACCATCAGATCCTAATATAATTCCTTTAGCTACAACATTACCTGTACTAACATTTATATAAGTAAAAGATCCTGATACTCCTTTTATATTAGCAGACGATGTTATATGACCTGTAGCAGAAGCACTTACAAAGCCTATATTACTTGCTGTTATTTGATTTATGGTAAGATCACCACTTCCACTTATATTACCTGTAGATACATTTAAATCTCCTACTACTTCTAAACTCTTACCAACAACAAAAGATGAACCTATACTACCTGTTCCTATTCCTGATCCTGCTAAGAATATTTTTTGTTGTTCAACATATCCTATTTTAGCATAAGAGGCACTAAAAGTACCTGATAGTATTTGAGTACCCGTTTCTGCTAAATTTAATTGAGAGTCTATTAAATCTACATAATTTGATTCATTAGGGGTATCTCCTGATTGGAAATATGTTTTTAATGTTGCTTTTGTTACTTTTGCCATTTTTTATGATTTAATTTTTTGTCTACCAATTTCTCCAAGTCCTATTCCTAGATCTTCTTCTAATGGTTGGGATATTGTTGCTGATTTTTGTAATTTTTCTCTTAATTCTTCTCTAGTTTCTTTAACACCACTTGCATCCATAACAACTTCAGATCCAAAAGTTACTATAGATTTACTAAATGATTTTTTCATATTTTCACTAGCAAGTTTTTTATTTAAACTATCTGGTACTAAATATCCCTGAATAGTTAAACCAAAATTAGATTTTACTGTTCTATTTTCTCCTTGAACTATTTCTGTTATATTGTCATACGTATCTATTTTTGCGTTAAATTTAAATTTTTCTGGATCTCCCCAATAACTATCTGATGTGTAGTTGATCATTTCTATTAATTTATTCATTTGAGCCATATAATCTGTCCATATGGTACATGTGTATTTTAAAATAATATAGTCAGGTATTACTACGGCGTATTTTTCTTTTTGGGGTATTCTGTTTTGTAATACACTAAAATTATCATATCTATTTCTTTTAGAGTATTTTTCTTGGAATGTATAAAAAAATTGTGGATTATTAGCATCTAGTTTATTTCCTAAATCTCTTCGCTTTTCAACACTATCTCTTTTAAACATAATAAGAGGAACTTGTAGTTTACCTTCTTTATCTCTAAAATATCCATCTTTTTGAACTCCTTTCCACCTTTCAGGAGATCCATATATAATAGGAACTAAGGTTCTATTTCCATCTACAATAACTGAAGGTTTTATGACATTGTTAAAATAATACATAATAGATTCATCATGGTCTTGTAATCCTATTGAAACATCTCTTTGAGTATCATCTTTACGTGATATATGGTTGCCTTTATTTATACTTGCTCTATTATCTGGTGGAGGAAATGATCCTTTTTCTACAGGAAACCCTTGAGTTTCTGGAAATTTACCTTGATCAATATTAAAATTAGCAGATAAGTTGTTTCTTAACTTATCATATTGAGATGAAGGTATTGGTCTTCTTGGATTTATATCTTTTTTATCTGCCATTTATTACATTGGGTTTGCTGGGTTATTCCAAGTTAAATTTGTTATCGGGTATGTATCTCCTCTAAGAGGAATTAAATTTAGTTTTTCTACTCTTGATATATGAGCATTAACTATAATAGAAAAACTAGCTCCATGACCTAAATGTCCTGTACCATTCAGCACTGTATCGCCAGACAAACTATAGTTTGGATCTTTTCCCATAATTAGTTGATTTTCTATTTTACTGTCTGCTTCAAAAAAATTGTTTCTAAACAGTATTATGTCTCCTACTTCAGGTACTAAATTTAAGCCTTCAAGTTGGTCTTTTAAAAAACTAAATTTATGATTTTGATTAATATCAGAACCAAAATCATTAGAAGACCATACTTGATCTTCTCTATCTATTAAACATGCAATTTTTATAGGTTCATAATATACTTTACCCATAGATTCCCCATAAACATTACTTGTTGTTTGTTCTAAAGCAAATTTATAATAAGCAACTTCCGTTTGAATAATATCTTTTATTAATTCTTTATTCAAATTATTAAATAATGATATGTCTCTACCTGCTCCAAATAATGCCATTATAATCGTTTTAAAGTTCCTTCTACAAATTTCATTGATTTTACTCCTTGTATTCTTATATCATTTTCCCCTCCATCATTAGTTAAAGTATCATCTAAAAAACCTTGTAACATTTCTTGTGCATCACCTCTTGTTACAAACTTAATTCTAAGTTTCATATATGTATCTCCTCCTTGTTTTTGGATATATTCTTCAGGAGTTATAATAGTTACAATTGTTATTCCTCTTAAAGCTCTAATTTCATTTGTAATATCATAATGAGAAGCTGAAGGGTCAACAAATAAATCAGCTTCAACACTAAAATTATTTAGGACTTCATATAATATTTTTTTTAAACTAATCATACATTATATTTATCTTTCATACTTTCATATACTTCATTTAGGTTTGTTATATCTAAATCAGTTAGATTAAAAGGATTTTCATCTATAAAATCTTTAAGTTCTTGTAGTGTTTCTTGTATTGCCATTTAATGTATATATATTTGGTATGGGTTATCTAATGAATATTGTGTTTGTGTTGCTGCACTTTCATCTCCTGCTCTTTGTGTTTGTGAAAGAGTTGTAGTTGCTTCTAAGTCTTCTCTTAATTGTGCTATTAATGATGATTTTTCTTCTGATGCTTCACTTAATAAACGTGAATAATCTAAAGTAGTATCAGAACCAGGAATAGGTATTGATTGGTATTTACCTCTAATACCTCCTAACATTTCTTTACATAAAGCTAAACAATATTTTCTTATCCATTGTCTACCAGGTTCATTTATAAATGCATATGTAGGTCTTTTATAAGGAGCATTTGATAAATCCGTAATTGTATTATCTGCTTTCGGTAATGCATCTTCTTCTCCTTCTGTTGTATCTTGTGTTAAGTCTGTAGAGCTATTTGCTACTGTATAGTCAAACCAAAGGGTATAATCTTTAGTAGGAATAGGGAATAATTTTAAATATCTACCTGAGGTTAATTCAAAATGATAGGCTGATTTTCTTATTTTATCATTCATTTCAATTGCTTGTAATTTTAAAGCATCAAAATACATAGGCATTAACATAAAGTTCACACCAGGAGAATAATTACCAAATCCAAATGTTTGCATTAATGATTGTATTCCCGTACCTGTACCTGCATAAGGATCAAAATATCTGTTAATAGCCGCAGGAGCATAGTGGTATATTTTTCTTACTACTATTCTTTTACTACGTGCTTGTATTTGAGAACCTGAAATTTCAAATTGTAAACCTGAACTACCTCCTGTAAAAGCAGCTGAAGCTGTAACCCCAGACATATCAGTTACTGTTATTGATGTGTTTCCTCCTTCTCCTTCTGTTTTTTGTGTTAATGTAATATAATGAAATCCTGAAGAACTAAGAGAAGAGCTAATAGTAAATGAATTTTTATGAGGTCCATTTTTTAGAGTTGAAATGAATGAATCAACACTCGCTGATAAATGACCTACATCTCCTGCAAGAGTTCCATCTGGGTTTGTTGCTTCATTTGTTACATCGGCATTTGAACCTGTTTGATGACAACCTAAAATAGTACCACCTGTGACTGTTGGATCTGTACAATGTCCTGGTGAAATACCCACATAACTACCTGTAACAAACTCACCAACACTAGCACTTATGTGTATGTAATTATGATATTCACCTGAACCAGTTTCCATATTAGGTAAAGATGCTCCATTAGGTATTGGGTCTTCTGTATGACCACTCCATCCTCCTGCGGAAGATCCTGTTGTGGCTCTATAATATACTGTTACTCCATTTGTATCTGTTATTTTTATAGATGATGAATGAGGTAATGCTCCAAAAATTTGAGGACCCGATTCATCTGAAGCGTTAGCTCCCCACTCTAGAGTTGTTGATGCATATCCAGGAGAAGTTGATAATAAATCATACCTTTGTTGGTTTCTTTTTACAGATAAAGAAGCTGAGTATGTTTTTTCACCATAACTACCTCCACCACCACCTGATGTTCCTGATCCTACAGAGGCTCCTCCTCCTACAGAACTACCATAAACATCTGATAGATCTATTTGATTTAATCCATTAGGATTATCTGAAGCTGTGCTATAACCTTTTATTCTCCATAAATTATTTATAATTTGAAATTGATAAACTTGAGCTCCATATTCAGATACTGCTTCTTCAAAAGCAGTAAAAAAATTATAATCCTGTAATTCAATATCTACAAGAGGGTATCCTAGTCTTTGAGCACACCATTTAGCTACTAAAGGGGCATCATTAGAAAATTCTTCATCTCCATCATAAAATCCAAAAGCTGTTATGCCTTCTGCCCAAGTTGCAGATCCAGGCCAAATTGGTATGTTTGCCATCTTATATTTAAATTAGATTATTCGTGTATAAATATAAAAGGGATATGAAAAATTAATGGTATCCGTTTAATAATTCTAATAAATTATCTATTGCGCCATGTCTATGTGAATCTTCTAATATAGCTTTAAAGACATAATCTGAATTTATTAGTTTAGCCATATCATGGTAAGCAGAATAGTTTTTATCTTTTAAATCAATTTGATAGGAATCTCCACAAAATACCATTTTACTATCTTTACCTAACCTTCCTATAGCCATTGCTAATTGAGCTCTAGTTAAATTTTGAAATTCATCAACAATTACAACAGAATTATCAAAAGTTCTACCTCTAAAATGAGCTAATGAAACTAATTCAATTTGTTCTGCCTTTTCCATACGTTCTAATATATCAGGTTTATTATAAATTTTTCGCATATTTGAACGAATAGGTACAAGCCAAGGTTCCATTTTTTCTCTTTCTGAACCAGGAAGAAATCCATTATCTTCTGTAGATATTGTAGGTCTAGTTATAATGATTTTATTATATTGGCGTTTAAAAAATTGATCTAAAGCTACTTGTACTGCCAATAATGTTTTACCACTACCTGCTTTACCTACAATGAAATTAAAAGGGTGTTTTAAAATTTGTGTTTTAGCTTTTTTCTGTTCTTGAGATAAAGTGAGTGAAAATTTTACAGAACCTTTTGGTGGTTTTTTATCAATATTTTGTTTAGTCATATAATATAACGTTTGATTATACATATAAAAAAAAGAGCCGCTATTGCGGCTCTCTTTAATTTTAACAAATGTTAATCTTATTGATCTCCAAATGCTACTGCTGTGTCAGTTGACATTGCATACCCTCTAACGTGGTAATTTGTTGTTGATGTAGCTACAAAAGTGATGTTAAATGATTCTGGATTAACCATAGTCAATTTGTCATCATCCGATCCTGGAAATGCAATCGTGTAACCTGAAGCATCTGTTGCATCAGTATCAAATTGTAAAATACCTCCTGTAAATGTTAAACCATCTGCTGCTGATGATCTAAATATGATATCATCTGCATCTGCTGCTATACCACTCCAAGCGAATTCATAAGTTTCACCTGCGTTTGCTGCAGTTGGTAGAATATAGTCATCATTACTTGTTGCTGTAGATGGGATTAAATTTAATTTACCTGCATTTGCCTCTCTAGTAATAGTTACCTCTGCTGCTGGTGTAAGTGTATTTACGATAGTATCACGTGTTAACATACTGTCTAATACATGTTCAAAATTTCTTGTAGATTTTAACTCTGTTCTTGATTTAATTGCCATTTTATTATAATTTTTAGCATTATAGGGATACAACTACAGTGGTCAAATCCATAGAGGCTATTTTCCCCGTTT